ACTGTGACGGGAGCAGCATGATAATTAACGATGTCAGCGATGTCAGTAGCAGTCTCGTTATAAGTACGGTTAATATTAATAATATCGAAACAGTCAGCAAGACCCCAAGGGCTACCGCTAATACGAATATTTGGAATATGAACAATGGGAATAGTACCAAGCGGGTTAGGGCGCGAATCAATAAGTTCATCGTTGATGTACTCCTCGATGATGTCGTCTGTAAGGATTTCGGTGTAAGTAAACACCTGACGTGTTCCTTCTAGTGATGTTCCCCAGAAACGATACTTTAACTTAAAGCGGATTAAGCGCTCGCGGTCGTGCGGGTGGAACTCTGGAAACGCGAATGATGCGTTAAGTGGGAGGATACGAACACGTCCTGGGTGCTTCATTCCTGAAGAGTCTTCCCACGGTTCTTCGTAAGCAACCTTAACAAAGCAGTCACCAGATACGGTTCCCTGCTGTCCCATTTCCCATAGGACTGTTGCCTTGTTGTTATCTACTTCCCAGACACGTTCTAGTAGGTCAGGGATGATAGCTTCAGTCTCACGTGGGCTTCTAAAATCTACACCCTTACCAAAAGCAAAGTTAATAATAAAATCTGAGAAAGCGCGGTAGTAATTAAGTACTAGCTGGCTATCGCCAATCTGACGACGGTATGAATAATGGTGGCCAAGATACATCGCCCAGTTAAGTGAATAACGGTTTAGGCGTGGGCCATGGACTTCAAACTCTTCATCCGCCAACTCGACCAGGCCGAGTGGAGAAATGGAGATGGTTAAGTCGCTGGATGCCGCCCTATACGATGGGGGCGAAAAGTCAATGCCGCTCATTTCACCTTCTCTAAACTAGAGTTAAAGGGTACCACTAAATCTATATTAGCGAAACCGCGCTACCTTCTTAGTTACTGGCTTGGTAACTTTTTTCTTCTGGTCTTTTTCTTTTTTATCTTTGGCTTCTTGCGCGTAGTCTCTCATGCGAGGGTCTACTTCGCGCTTAGAGTTAACATACTGACCACCCATTGCGTTGTATCTAGAGTGAATCCAGTGTCCGCGGGCAGGAGAGTTTTTAGAAAACTTTGAATCCGCCTGTACGGTAAGCATGTTCCAAAGTTTAGGATTAGCGGGTTCCCGCTCTTCCGTTTCCTTTGCTTCTTTTCCTCTAATCAGTGCCATCGTTAATCCTTATGAAATGGGAAGCCCACCCCCGCAGCTGTTTGAATGTGCTGAACGGGGGTGGGAAACCTAACTAGTCGTTTACTACAGCTGGGTTGCCAGACTTCTGTGGACCGCCGCTACGATTAACTTCTTCGAAACGGTTGTCGCCATGGTCAGCAAACGCACCAGATGAAAAGTCGTTAAGACTTGCTGGTGCTGAAACCCATGCAGCAGAACCTACGTGAGCACGCTCACGCATTGTTTCTTCTGCAGTCTTTGTGTGAACAGCCTTATTACGATTTGGACGACCTGCAGCTGGTTCGTATCCCTGCATAGCACCAGTTGTGAACTGTGCTGGGATGTCTGTGTCTGTTGCAAGACCTTCTTCAAAGCGTAGTGGGCCACGCTGTCCTGGTGCAGCAGGTGACATCTTACGGTCGTAAGTAGTACCTGGATTCTCAGGGAACTTAGGTGTTGGGGCAATTGCCATTTTTTATACTCCTTATTAAAGGGTTGAGGACCTCGTGTAAAAGTGTCCTACTTATTGGACGTAAAGTCAGGCTAAACGGGTAATTACCTGCTGAAGAACGGAGATGTAGAGACCTCTACCGAAGGCATCGTTAGGTCTAAAGTTAGAGCGCAGGCTATTGCTAAAGAGTCTGCAAAGTCATCATGGGCGTGGGCTTCATCTGGGGCATGAGCTAGAAAATTAGGTCCAGTAAATTTAGTTTCCAAATCCACCATTTGTTGGTAAAAACGCTTCCATCTACGCAACTGACGGGTCTTAGCGTGGGCAGGCCATCCGACCATACGACGGTCAATAAGAGCCTTAAGGTGTTTCCAGCGTTTAGATTGTTCTGGCTGGCTACTGCCTATGGAATGTACTTCTGCTCTTGGGATGAGGAGTCTGAGTCTTTGTGCAACCGCATCACCCACGCCGTTAGCGTCAACCCCAACAGCAAGTACGTCGTAACTAGATAAGAAGTTAACGATTTGAAAATATTGGTCTTCCCAGTCATCGCCTTGTAGTTCCAGCCAATCTAGGACACGGTGGTCAAAATAACCAAACTCATCTGGACGGTCCCAATCTACCCAGACTACTGTTACAACTGTAGAGTCTAGCTTACGTGCAGGGTCAATACCAACTACTACGGGTGAACGATGCCAAGCCTTTACAACCTGTTGAGACGTGTCTCCAAGCTCATCCATGATAGCTGAGGTTATGAACATACCTCTTTCCAACAGCCACTTACAGCAATACGACATTTGAAATTCGTCAGACTCTTCACCAATACGTAGTTTTTCTTTTTTTATGAATTTCTCATAGTTTGGGTTGCACTTAGATACGTCACGGTAATCCCACTCAAAGTGGTTCTGACGCTTTCCTCTAGTTGTCTGTCTACGCTTGTTAATCTGAATAGAGCGGTAGAAGTTGTTTTTATGTGTAGTAGGCGTTCCTGTCTTAACCATAGTACCTGAGTAGTACGCAAGCATAGGGGAGATAGACTTGGTAACAACAAAGTCGTCTGCCTCTTGACACTCATCAATAACGATAAGGTGGAAGGATTTAGATTCAATCTTCGCACGTGGGTTAGCGGTCATCATCATAAGGCTACTGCCTGAGTTTTTTAATTTAATCTGTCGTGTAACTCCAGGCACTTTACCTAGGCTATCGTCAATCTCAGGGTCGCCAAGAATCTCTTGTGCACGTTCGCTAGTAAGCCTATTAACAGTACGGCCGAAGAGTGTTTCTACCTGACCTTCAACTGGTGCAAACATACCAATCCAAACACCATTTGAGAACTTACCAAGAAGGTCTGGATACATCTTTGCAAGGCGTGGCAAAAGCACCATTAGCGTTGCTACGGTATTAGCAATTGTTTCAGACTTACCTGACTGACGTGCAGCTAATGCAGTAATTTCTTCACCGTCATTAATCAATACAGATTCAATGATGCGACGCGCAAGCGGCATTTGATACGGGTGTAGCTCATGGCCCACTAGGGCATTCATAAACTCAATGCAACGGTCTATTAATTTATTTACAAACTCTCTAGACAGCTCATCCAGTTCTACCTCTTCATCCTCGGGTTCTACTTCCTCGGGAGTTTCGGGCAGGAACTCATCTTCGTCTTCTTCTAACACAATGTTGTTGTCCATAATAACCTTAGTCTAGAGTAAAACAAAAACCCTGTGCTGGTAAGCACAGGGTTTTTGCACCATCACACGGAAGTAGAAGAGAGAGGTGACATTAGTGTATCAGTTGGTCATGCGGGAGTGCAACTCCTCGACCACGGCGTGGAGAGCCTCGGCACCCTTTACAGCCTCATCTAAGTAGATTGGGTCTCTAGTTTTTGCGTACTTTGCCATACACTTGCCTATCTCTGTTAATGCTTGTTCTGACCAGTTTTCAAGTTCCCCAGTTGGGATTCTTGATACCCGTCTTGCGACCTTCTCTGGAAAGGGTTTATTCCACGCGGCCTTCTTCTTAAAAAAACTCATCATATTTACCATCCTCTGGAACCCAAGCTTTTCTACCTTTCATGGCGCCCAATACTATCTTATCGATAGCTTCGTCGTCATCAGGGGATATTAGCGGCTTATTATAAAAAAGGCCAACATAGTAACCAGGCTCAGTAAAAGGCAGCCTAAATACTAAGCACTTGCCTTTTCTAAATGGGTAGTCAGTTTCTTGGGTAGAGCCAACCTCTACTACGGGCAATAGTTTTTTATGCCAGTATCGTAGTTTTCCGCCGTATAGTGGTCCGATAGTTTGCATTAGTCGCCTTGTTGTCGTCTTTCGTCTAGGCCCTCTTCTAATATTAAGGTCTGTTGAAGTCTAGCAGAGGACTCTGCAGCGTACTCAAATCTTGTTCTTTGCTCTTCTGTCATCTCTAATGGGTCAGCTGGTCCCATGGTAGGCCATCTATCTAATCCACTAGAGGATAAATACTTACCAGTAGAGTCGGTGTTCTTTAAGTTTTCAAAGTGCGAGACGGGACAGTTTTCATACTCCCACCATGAGCCATCTCTAAATACAACGTATAAAGAGCGCTTATTAAAATCATAAGCAATTGCCTTAGCTCTTGGTCTTATTGGGTTTGTAGTGTTAGCGGCTAACTGTTTAAAACCTTCAGACGGAACAGCAACCTGGAATCTTTGGTCTACTGGAGTCTCTACGCCAATCTTGTCAGCCATGCCTTGGGCAAGGTTTAAGATTCGGTTAAAGCGCTCTTCTTGGTCCTCAAAATAACGATTCTTTTTATTTTTAGCCACAGATATGGTCCTCAGTTTCGGACTCTTTTACCCTTACCAAACAACGGGCACAGCGAAGGTACTTCTCTGGTTTAAAGTTGTTTTGTGCAGTAGCGCCAGGTTCAAACTCTACAGTTTCAGATGCGCTAATAATCTCGGGTTCAGCGAACATCTCATCAGGGAACGGTCCTCTAGGGGCAGTTACCTTTTTAGGAACTGGGTGTGTTTGAACGGCCTGTCGTCTATCTACGCGTACTGCGAAGATTGGCTCATCAAACATTACTCGGCCTTAGGTTCCTCTACAGGCTCTTCTTCTTTTGTAGCCTTCTTCTTAGATGGCTTCTCTTCAATAAATTCTACAAGCGGGAAGTGACCGCTATCAGCACGTGCTTGTAACCAGTGTGGTAAACAAGGTGCACAGTAATTAACTGGGTTTACTCCAGGGTCTGCACATGTATACAGAGCGTCTTTATCGCAATTATCACACTTTACTTTTGCCATGAGGTCCTCCTAATAATAATGGGAGGGCAGTTGCCTGCCCTCCCACTAGTTTACTTGGAAGCTCCGATTCCGTATGCCTTATCTTTAGGATTTAGTCCCTTGGCTAGAGGACCTACTAGACCAGCAATAAACGCGTTAGCGAGTACTGCAGGGTCTGTCTGTCCTGCCATGACGAGTGCTACGACTGAAGCGAGCGCTGCGCGGATGTATGACCCTGCAGCTGCCACTAATTGTTCCTTGTTCATCTTGCTCCTTTTACCCCTTGTGATAGTGGGGGTAGGAAGATACTACTCGCTTCTTCCAATTTCCGC